TCAAGAACCTGTTTCGACTCGATTCGCTCGGTCATTGTGCGCAACCCCCACCGTTTCCGGCAAGTTGAGCACGCCAATTAGTTCGGAATCAAGCTTCGATGGATCAGCGGTGAAGCCAATGTGCCGCCGACCAACGATTGATTGTTCTTTGTAAGCTTTCATAACTGAGAGCGCGCGACGAACAATTTCGGTCTTGCTCGTTTCCTCGTTCTCAGCCAGCGAATCTAGAAGAGCGGCTAACTCTTTGCTCACTTCGATACTGAGACGGACCTTTGCCATACTAACCTCCGGTGTGACTCTGTGCGGACAACCCCGAGTCAAGGGGTTTGTTGCGCCCACAATACACATTTTTCAATCAAAAAACAACGTTGATTATGCGTAGGAACTGTGTAATAATTGAGGGGTTATTACGCATAAATGCCATTAAGGCAATAAAATAGGGGAATGGCGATGAGCGGAGTCCGTGGGGTTCAAACTTGGGGAATGCGCGATGTTTACTATTCTACCGAAAAGCGAAACGGCTAAAAAGAAGGCCGACCTACTAACTGCTCTGGAAATTGCTCACATCGATATGTGCGTAACGGCCGCATTTACGCAGCCCGATAGCTATGTTCGCCTCGTCGACGCATTTTCGTCGGTCCAACAAGGCTCGTTGTTTCAGTTCTACGTTATTGAATTATCGGAATTGGCGCTTGTTCTCGCAGTTTCCAGAACTGAAAAGATGGCGATCATTGATTTCGTTGTCTTTGACGAACTCGGCGCACAGCCCGAACAGCCATACGCCTGACTTAGGTATCGAGCCTAAGCACTAGGCCGGTTAGGCCAAGCTAACCGGCAACCACGAGATTACCTTTTTCTCAGTTTTGCAAATCGCGCATTCTGAGATCCGCCGTTCGAAGCCGCCTGTGCCCGCCAATTGTCTCGTCTTATGATTGGCATGTTGTCGAACAGACAGATCTAACCGATCAGTAATGCAATCATCACAGACCGGGCGCGGTGCTTGGCTCTGGATGAACGCTTCGACGTCCTGCAGCACTGTCATCTAAGCCCCCGATAAGTGTCTTCCTAGCGCTAGCTGCAGTGGCCTACTTTGAAAAGTGGAGTGGCCTCATTCGGCCAGTACCCTGAGTTGTAAATAGTGCGACTGGCAGGCATACTCAGCTTTTTCGACCAAAGCTCATCCATCTCGTATATGGATAACGCCCTCAACTGGCGGCCTTTCTGTGCCCAACACGGCGCAGGAAACCTTTTGTTGTTCGCCCCTTTCAGTGGCCTACTTTGAAGCCGCGAGTGGCCCAATTCGGCTAGTACGGACGCGTACGGCATTTCCCACTTCTGGGCGATGTCAGCGCCTGGATTTCCCGTGGTCAGCAAATTCCTGGCTGTGGCCGCGGCATTCTCAGCTTTTGACGGGTTATCCACCGTGCTTCTTTCTGTAGCCGGCCGGATCTGCCATGATCTCACGAACGGTTCGTTTCAGCTGTAACCGGATTCCGACAATGGCGGCGTTTACTTGGCTCGGCGGCGTATTGGTTGCGTAAAGCAGAGCGCTCATTGCCTGCTCTTCTGTAGAACAACTCTGAAAGCCCACTTCAGCGGCTAAAGATGAATCTATCCCCGGGTTGGCCTGCCACTGCTTGCCAACCGATGCATAAACGCAATTATCGAACTCCTTGCGCAGTTGTCCGGCCAGTTGAGGGTTGGCCAAAGCCGGCGTGGAAGCCAATGCGAGGGTAATCAATAGAATACGCATTCGGCCTCCCCAAATATTCTATCCACCCGCAACTTATAAGCGACGGCAACCAGTCTTTAGCCTAACGCTGCGCGCAATCGTGGGCTCGGATATTGATTAGTTAGGTCGAAAACCTAACCCTTTCTCGGTCGCACCGTGCTTCGTGCCGCAGCAATGCGCCGGTGCGCCGCTAGCACCGCGCGGTCGTACACCTTGCCTGTGGTCTTTGACTTCGCGGAGTGACCCGCGAGCTTCTTCAGGTCGTCGGTCTTTGCGTCGCCCTCGCGCGCTTCAGTCACGCCTGACGCACGCAGATCGCGATTCCAATAGCTGGCTGGAATGCCGGCGACCTTCGCCGCCGCCTTCCAGACGCGGTTGAACGTGTCCTCACGGTAGGGCAGGCCGGTCTTTGGATTGACCACCAGCGGCCCGGTGCGGCTTTCAGTTGGGATGTGCTCCAGCTCCTCCATGACCATCGGGCAGAACCGGAAATCGACCACCACGTCCAGAGCAGTGGTGTCTTCGGTCTTGGACGGCGTAATGCGCAGGATCAGGTTGTCGTCGACATTCGCCCAGGTGGGGCCGATCCACTTCTTGCCGGCATCATGGATCGCGGAAGGCCGCGGGTCGGACATCGGTACCCATACGCCGCGCAGATCCCATTGGCGGCCGGTGCCTTCGAACTGGAGGGCGTAGCAGAACGCCGCTGGTGCATGGCCAGCCTGATGCGCCGCAGCGCGGGCCGCCGTGACCTGGTTGGCTGTGATCACCGCGTCGCGCGATCGAAGGCTTTCGAACTCGATCTCCCTGAGAATGGCACGGAGATCCGCGCAGCCGGGCAGGCGTCGAATAATGCCATGGGACAGCGCCGCCTTAATCACCGCGATGATGAAGCGCGCCCTTGCGACAGTCCGCTTGCCACCCGGCTTCCTGGGCTTAACCCAGCCGGCGAACCACTTCTTGATGTCCGTACCGTCGGTGAGGTCAATCCGGCTGGCGCCGATCTCGAAGCGCAGCAGCGCGATGTACGTGTCGTACGGCTTCCGCGATGGGCCTTTCAGCTCGAAATAGGAGCTTTCCGGGTCGGTGGCGTAGATGTCGAGCAGTGACTTGAAGGTGCCGTCAAAGGGCCGGGCGGCGCCGGTGGTGCCGTTTAGAAGCCACTCGTCCATCTCCCGCTGCAGCTTGACACAGCGATCGGAGAGGCGGGCCTCGTCGCCGACGAGCTCGGAAAGATTGACGGATTTGACAGGGTAACCAGCCCGGACGGCCGGCTTCGACGCACGCCAGAACGGCCGACCATTGTCGTCGAACCTAAGTCCCGGCGTTGGCTTTTCGCTTGCCACTGTACGACCCTATCTGCGCCGGCTGGTGCGGCGCGGACGGATGAAGCCCGTCCTTGCTGAGATATTGCTGGTCATAGAAAGCCTTCACGGCAGGCGTATATCGACCGCCGTGAAGTCCATCTACGGTAGGGAAACCCCGGCGTTCGAGCAAGGGCACGATCTGCCGCCATTCAGAGAATTTCCCAGGGCCAAGGATGGCTGCCGAGATCTGCTCTTCCCGGGCGAACAAGGGCAGTTTGTCCAAGGTCTGGAAGCGGCGCACCGCGGCTGACAGCCGTTGATCGTCCAGGGGCGCTGTTCCAGATCCGGGGATCATTGCATCGAGATCCAGATCGGACGCGCCGATCACGCTCCGCGAATTAGTCGCAGATCATTGACGATAGTGTCTAAGCGCGCGCTTCCTGGAACCTGCGGCTGGAAACATGCTCATGAAGCATTGCCAGTTGAAGTCGAATGACATCGGCGTTGAAGGAGGCGAGGAATGCTGTTTGTTCGGGCTCGCACGGAAAGGAACTGAGCCAAGTGAAGATCACCTCGGCGACCGCGGCTTTCGATCGGATGCCGTCTGCCGTTTGCGCCTTCAGCTTAGTCGCCTTGCACAGGGCCTGATTAGCGCGGGCGCGATAGATGTCGTCCCAAGTGGCTGCGAAATCACTGTTGCCGCTCGGATCCGCTTTGAATGTGCCGTCCGCGGCTGCCATGTTTGCTGTGAAGTCAATGCATAGCTCGATGAGTTTGTGGTCGGCATGCTGGCGGCGGCGCTGGCTGGGCGTCGCTCGCGGCGCTGCAGTTTTTTCAGCGGTCGAGCCGAAGTTCGGAATGATTACATCGGCGGTCTGTTCTGCTGTCGCGGTGTACATTGTCATACCCCTATGAGTTGTCGCGATGCGTGGATGGCTGCGGTTCAAGTCCGCCGTCGCTCGCTGGTCTCAGAGCGAGTGCACGGTGGATCAGCCCCAACGTTTGGCGCAGGCCGGATGCAGGGACGCCCGGTAAGGCCGCTTCGACGGTGGGGATGATTGCTTCGAGATCAATACGCGCGTGCCGGCAGGCTTTGCGGAGTGCGACGTTCTCGGCGGTAAGCTTCGTGAGGTCGGCGGCGGTGTCGGCCATCACGCCACCTGTTGGACGACGGGCTTCGACCAGGAAGGCGGGACCCAGCCGAACAGCGTCTGCCAAAGCGGCTCGACGCCATCGAAGAACGCGCCGAGCTCGTCGCTCTCGCGATTTTCAAGCAGGCGCACCTCCTGGTGGGTGAAATCGTCGTGCGCGAAATTCAGTCGCTGGCCCGTGACGCCCAGCCGGAGGGCGAGGATGCCTACGCGGCGCTGCTCAGCGGGCGAGAGGCGGTCCCAAGCCGCGTTCGCGTCGAAGCCGACGACCTCCTCAAACGTCGGGAGGCGGTCGTCTAGAGAGCCGGGAATGTGTTGTCGAGACACGGGACGCTCCTGAAAGAACAGAAGCGATAATGAATTAATGCACGATTTCCGTCAAGAGGTATCGTGCATTAATTCACGACATGTCGAACATAATCCAGCTCGTAGCATCGGTGGTATCGCCTCTGACCACCCATTCAACAGTTCCGATGATCTTGTACTCGTCAGTCCCTGTGTATTTCGGGAGGTTTATCTTCTGGATTTTTGGACGCTTCGAATCCGCGGGGTCAAAATGATCTTCTCGGCTTGCGCTGACTAAATCCCAGGTGCCATCTTGCCGTCGTTTGATGAATCGAACCGTCAATTCGATTTTGAACTCATCCTTTGACCTCCGCTCGACTATGACGGGTCCAGTCCCGAGGCCGTGCTTGTTGCCAAACTTCTCAAGGCCGATCGATTCGATGCCTTCAAGCCGTTTGTCGTCGATGCGCACGCAGAACAATACGTCGCCTTCTTCAGCGATCATTGTCGCGCTATTATCGCGTACGATGCACCCGAAGCAGTCTTTCGGCTCGTGAAACGTGCTTGTTAATGACAAAGGCCCGTAGTCGAACAAGTTGATTGGCGAAGGTTCTTTCCAAACGCCCGCGGCAATATCGCCCACGATTAAGGTGAGCCGCGTGCCGTACCTATTTAGATATTCGTCGGGATCGCTTTCTCTGTATAGGTCCTGCCTGTGAATTATTCCGGTCGTTAGCTCAGCGGCATCTTTGGCCTCTAGGAACGGAGCCGGATTGATGCCGCTGTAGTCGGAGATCTTCTGCAATGTTGTCATCGACAACTTGAATTTGTGATTGGGGTCGTTGAGCGCACGCGTCAACGTGGACGCAGAAATCCCGGCTTTTGAAGCGAGGGCTCCTGGCTTGAGGTTTTTCTCCTCTAAGACATATCGGACGTAGGCCAAAGCGGCGGCATCGAAGTTCATGCGGGCACCATATTGCAGAAAACCTGCATTGAACCGTGTATAAATTCACGAAAAGTGTTGCGACGAAGAAAATTCGTGTATAAATTCACGATTATGGCTATGTCCTCGGAAATATCGGTGTTGGAGCAACGGCTGGAGAAGGCCGGTATCCCGCTAGCCCGCGTCCTGGATGCCGCGACCGTTGATCGGTCAACCTGGAGCCGCTGGCGAGCAGATAGAACAATCCCAACACTGAGCAGGTGGCGCGCGGTCAATTGCGCAGTCGACTTGCTTGCCGGCGCGCCTAATGCAGTGAGTACCCCATCACGCGATAATACCGCGGACCATGCAGGTGGATCATCTCCCGATCCCACTCTAGGTACCGCTGGATCGCCGCCGTCGTCCGTAGGTCCGACGCGTTCAACCTCGTGCGAGGCGGAGGGGTGATGGCATCGGATCGCACTCTCATTCAGTTCTCCATTCGTGCACAGCGGCGAGCGAACGCGGCGGGGTGGCCCGCGTCCGCTCGCCCTTGTGCGCCTGGTCGGGCCGGGGCGAACCCTGCAGGCAACAACTTCCCTTCGGCTGACCGGCGTATGCCGTCGCTCTGGGCCTTGTCCGAAATCTCGTCATCAGCAGTCGCCGTCGTGGTCGCCAAACTTTGTCGGCGCGCTGCCTGATCGTTCTTTAGTTCGCGTTGTGGTGCGTAGCGTCTCCTGTCCCAGACATAGGGACACAGACGATGTCGGAAAAATCCGAAATTCGGTCGGACAAAATGTGTGAGCTGCTGCTGAACGAGGCATCGAGCCTATTGCGACAAGTCGCCGGCAATCGCCGCGCGGACGAGTCCAAGAAGGCCGTGCTTCGCAGGGTAGGGCGCGAGGTCAAGGACTGGACGGCGTCACGGATCAAGGACGTCTGGTACCGCGACCCGCGCGTGCGCATCCGGGCGGACGAGGTCGAATATTTACGAGCGCTGGTCGATCAGCGCCAAGGGAAGAAAGCGGATGTCGATGAACTGGATGCGCTCCGTACTCGAATCGCCCGTCTGGAACGGCTTCTCGAAGCGACGGATCCGGCGCGCATTGGCCCGCGGCTTCCTGCGGATCGGCAACCACTCGGCGAAATGGGCTGAGGATCTGGCGTTGTGGATTGATCCGACGATCGAGACCGAGGCAGCAGTGCAGGTGCAGACCGGCATTGCAACACAACGTGGCGCGCCTGCTGCATCCCCCGTCTTTAATGATGGGAGGGCTCAGAAATGAGCCGTCCGTGGATGCCGCTCTGGATCTCGGATTACCTGGGAGACACCCAGCATCTGGGCGCGCTCGAACATGGCGCCTACCTGCTGCTAATCATGCAGTACTGGCAGAAAGAGTGCTTGCCTGACGATGAGACGCAGTTGATGCGGATCGCGCGTTTGACGCCGGACGAGTGGAGCAATGCTAGAGCAACGCTTCAAGCATTGTTCAAGCCGGGCTGGAAGCATCCGCGCATCGATGCTGAACTGCAGCAGTCCGACGAAAAGTTCGAGAAGCGCGCGAAAGCCGGAAAAGCGGGTGGAAAAGCCTCGGCACTGGCACGTAGGCTGGCAAAGGAGGCTGCCAACCAAGCATTGGTGCAGCAACCGTCAACCAATGCTTCAAGCAATCGTGCAGCAAAATCGAACCACCCACACCCACACCCACATATAGTTTCCGTTCCTTCGGAACGGGCGCCGGTGGCGCCGCCTGACGAGGATGCGGAGTTGTTTCGTGTTGGCAAAAAGCTTCTCGGCCCCAACGCTGGTGGACAGATCGCCAAGCTGAAAGCGGCTAAGGGCGGCAGCGTCCCGCTCGCTCGCGCGGCCCTCGAGACCGCCTCCACAAAGGAAAATGCTGCCGAGTACATCGCGGCTGTGACCCGCGGCGGCACCGGCCCTCCGAACTTCGCCGGGCGCCAGCGCCCAAATGGCGGCTTCACCGAACTTCTCATCCAGCAGCATGCGGAGCGCAGCAATGGCTCAGTCACTATCGACCACGACGACCACGAACTCTCCTCCGGCCGACCCTGAGCTGTCTCGGGCGGTTGCCACGCTGCGGTCATCCATGCGGGACGACGCGTGCCTGACGGAGCCGCTCTCTGGCATGACGCGCGGCCGGCTGAGCATGCGCCTGGACCTGCTTCGGGGCTGCGTCAAGCAAGCGACGACGGACCAGATACAGCACGAGGTCACTAGGCTGATGACGTCCTACCCGTCGCTCCGCGGGGCGTCAGCCACCGATGCTGCGGCGATGGTCTACCAGTACGCCGAGGCGCTGGCCGGCGTGCCGCTGTGGGCGATCCAGGATGCCTGCAAGGCGATTGCCCGCGGCGCCGTGCCCGACATCAATCCGGACTTTGCGCCGTCCTCAGCACGGCTTCGGCAGATCGTCGATGGCTACGTTTCCGCGGTCCATCTGGAGGCCCGCGGTATCAAGCAACTGCTGGAGGCGCCGGTGGTGCTGCCGGACAATGAGGAGATGGCGAAAAGGTCGTCCGACGTCATCATGACCGGTTTGAAATCGCTTGTGCAGAAGCTGGAAGAGGATGACCGGGCAGAGCGGCTGCCGCAGCAGCGGGAAGCCTCAAGCGGCTTCAGGGCACTGCAGGGGGCCGAACTAGTCGAGCACTACCGGACCCATGGCTTTCTCTTCAAGCCCAAGCCCGCGTCCAACAGTGCATATGAAACGGAAAACGAAACGTTTCAGGACGAACGTGTGGCGGGTAGGAGATGAACATCGATCGGAAAGGATCTGGAGGACACCAAATGGATGAGCGCAGTTCGAAATATCTCGTGATCGTACAATTCAAGGCTGATACGTCGATCCCTGAATTGGCGAAGCGTGTCCCGGAGCTTCAGACGCAAATTGCGAGCCTTTGCCAGGGAAACATGGAGCAGGTGTTTCGCTCTCCGGAAGGACTCACATTCGGGGTTTTCATGAAGTCGTCAAAGCCTATCGAGATTATTCGGTCGGTGCTTGATGATGCGACAGTGCACGGCGACGGCTTTTTGGTCCTCGAGGTCGCTGGCAGGGCCTATGCCAAGTTGTTCGGCCGTCCGTTAACGTGGCTGCAGCGCCATTGAGTGAGAGCCGCAGATGGTCAGAAGAGCAATTTTCAATTAGCGATACGGATCAGAAAAAGTGAAGCAAAGCTCTAGCATTGCTACCCCGGTGAAGCGCGAGATCGACGTTGAAATGGCACTGCGTTGGGCTTGGCGCGACGAACTGTCCAAGCGGCAGACTTCGGCGGCAGAGGCAATCTGGGACCGCATTGATGACTTCGGCCGTCACGGTGGTGTGGATGTCGACGTCAGCGGCGGACCGCAGCGTTATGACTTCGGCGTGCCGGACCCGGATGCCGAAATGCTGGAGCGCGCGGTGGCAGAGCTCGAACCGGTGGTGATCGACTGGGGGAAGAGCCTCGACGTGATTGCTGGACCGCTCGCCGGCCTCGTGTCGGTGAACGATTTCAAACGACCTCAGGAGCGCAAGCCGAAGGCAAGTTGGGGGAAGGCAGGCGATCGCGCGCTCCGAGGATGGTTTGGCCCTGGTGGCGAGCGGCCATTGAGGGACAAGCCCCGCGACATGCTGATGGTCGGCACATTCCGGCCGAAAACCTTGGTAACGGTGCACGCCGCCGGCGCCTCGCGTCCGGATTGGCGCGACGAGGATCCGAGGCCGAGCAGAGTGCTGTCGACCAACGGGAAGGACGCAAAGGTTGAGGGTAAGTGCGAGGGGCGCAACCGTTATGCCGCTGGCGCTTATTGCCCTTTGGAATGGGATCCGCATCCGGTGTCGATAATCCAGGCGAGGGCGGATTACGTCGTATGGTGGGAGGCACTAGATCAATTGGCGAAGACAGTCGAACTGACCAAATTCAGGTTGCTGCCGCCACGAGCTGCCATAGCGCCTTGGTTTGGTGAGATGGAGAAGGCGGGGAAACTCCTGCGCACTTCGCCTTCCGAGCTAATGCAGCAACTACCACTGGTACCAGCCCGAAGCCGCTTGTTGCATTCCTACCAGCGATCAAAGCTATCCGCGGTTTAATCGCTTGTATATATTTAATGTGCAACTTATAACTGCGCCTTTCGCTGGGGATTTGGCCAGTGGTTTGGATGCGTCAGAAGGAAGAGCAAGAGGGTGAGAGCGCGTTTTCGCGGCTTTGGTCCCCGCCATTTGTGAGCATTCTTTGTTGGATGGCGACCTTGTTGGCTGTCTCAGCGGCCCTTCTAGGTGGCAAAAATTCAGATGCTGCGGTCGCATTGCACCATCTTTCGATGGCTTTCTATTTACTTGCTTTTGGCGGTCTCTTTCTTCGGTGGTATCTCCAGAAATTTGAAAATAGTTTGAGATACTGGGGAATAGGATTGACCGCTGCTGGGCTGGTGGTGGGATCGTACTCTCCTGGACCCCTGACTGGAGCGCTGCTCCCAATTGGGCTCGGAGCAATCTGGCTATCGCATATGAGACGGGAGATCTCTGATGGCCCCCGTTAATAATCGATCGCCCCGTAAGCGAGATCCAATAAAGCACGATAGCCCGTTTTCCGCTGTTTTCGCATTCACGGAACGGTATGGCCTTCAACCTGGAGGGTTCTTTCTCTTTGTGTTGGGAATGTACTGCGGCCAATACGCGAAGCTCTTCCCGCCAAACATGCAAGATTACGCGGGCTGGTTGTGCATGGCCGCGTCGATCGCTGGCTTTCTGGCAGTCCTAAAGGATATGATCATGGGCTCGCGTCGCGAGCGCGGCTCAGGGGGAGATGCGCGACTTGCACGGAATGATAAAAAGGTAGTTGACTTGCGGTCTCCTCCTTGACAGTGGTCAAACCATCAGAAATCCGCAAGTAACCAGCCCGCCCGGCACCCGCCGCGGCGGGCTTCGCCTTCATTCGAAAGGGCGGTCTCTATTTAGCGGCGCATTTTACTCTGTATGTAGCTGGGCGAGAATTTGCCAACTGCTGCATAGTTTCTCGGACGTGGTCCGACGCCGCGTTGCATCGTTCGAGCGTGGTGAAATCCTGCATTGATACGGACCAGCCGCCGCCGGTGAGGACCATGACAATCAGCACATGCATCATTGCTGTTCCTATGGGCTCGAGGGTGATCGTAGATTGAAGCCGCTCCCTCGCTGGTTGGCAAGGAACGATGGCGCAGTGTGTGCGGCAAGTATCTATGCCTAAGTCAGCAGACCGTAGAGCACGCAACCGAGCTTACGACGCGCAGCGCAAGCGCGACCAGCCGCACCGCGCATTGTATGACCTGGCCATTTGGCGCGGGCCGGGCGGTCTCAGGCAGCAGCAGCTCTATCGCCAGCCGCTCTGCGAACGTCACCTGCAGCGTGACGAGTTGGTGTCGGCGACGACGGTTAACCATCGCATCGCGCACGCCGGTGACTGGGATCTTTTCATTGATCCCGACAATCACGAGTCGGCCTGCAAGGCTTGCCACGACCAAGTCATCCAAGCCGAGGAGGCGCGAGGCTTCGCGATAGGCAACGATGTGAAAGGCCGGCCTCTCGACCCCCAGCACCCGTGGAACCGTAAGGGGTAGGGGGAGGGGGCATCAAAACTCTGGCGTTTAGGGCCGTGCAACCGGCATGGGTCAAGCATACGCAATGAGAGCAAAAATCAAAGGCGACCCATCGCAATCAAAGGTCCGAAGTTAAGTATCGCAATTGAAATTGCTCAGCTTTCTGCGCTGTTTGAATAAAACGGAAATCAAACGATGCCGAGAGGCGGTAAACGCGAGGGCGCTGGGCGCAAGCCGACGAGTAATTCCCCGCCGCCACGTATCGCTGCGGTGCCCGCGGTGCGGATGCCTCCCTCGGTCGTCGAGGGATTGACCGAGCCCAACTGGGCGGCGCAGTTCACCGACGAGCTCGACCAGGATCTGGCGCGCCGGCAATGGCGCATCATCATCGGCGAGTTGCGCGGTTCCGAGAAGCTGGCCAATGCCAATGAGCGACAGGTGAAGCGCCTGGTCGACGCGTACGTGCTTTACGAAATCGCCATGCGGCATGTCGCCGACGAAGGGGCGGTGTTCCCGGCCAAGGGCAAGAAGCAGCCCGCTTACAATCCGTGGTTCACAGTATTGAAGGACGCGAACGGGATGGCATCGGCAGCTGAGGCCGAACTGACCATTACGCCGCGCCGGCGCAACAATGGCGGAAAAGTCCAAAGGCAAAAGCCGACGGTCGTTGGGGGTGGATATCTCAAGGCGGTCGCCAAATGATCCGACGACGCAGTGGGCTCACGACGTTGTCGATGGGCGCATAGTCTCAGGAGAGTTGGCGCGCTCTGCCGCTGAACGGCACATAAAGGATTTGGCTGACGGCGCCGCGCGCGGTCTCCGCTGGGACTTGGAGAAGGCCAATCACGCCATCGGATTCTTTCCGGCGGTGCTATCCATCACGGAAGGCGCCAAGCTCGGCGAGCCTTTCCATCTGCTGCCCTGGCACACCTTCGTTGTTGGCTCGCTGTTCGGCTGGCGCATGGCAAGCGGCCGTATGCGATTCCGGTCGGCCTGGCTGGAAACGGGGAAAGGGCAGGCCAAGTCACCGCTGATGGCCGCCATCGGCATTTACATGATGGGCTACTATGGCGTGAAGCGCGCCAAGGTGTATGCCATCGGGCAGGACAAGGCGACGGCGAACGTCCTGTTCAAGGATGCGGCATCCATGTGCCGCGCGCCCATCCCGGGTACCGACCCGGAAGACAACGATACGCTGGAATCCCGCGGCGACGTCATCATCCGCGGCTTCCACGACAACGCCTTCAAGATTGAGCATCCGGAAACCAACTCGGTCTTCCAGTCGCTGGCGAACGGCGAGGCGATCTCCGGCCCGCGCCCAATCTTGGTATCGGCCGACGAAATCCACGAGTTCAAGAGCGGGTCGTCGATCGAAACCTGGCAGCGCGCAATCGCGAAGATGCCGGGCGACGCGCTCATGTTGCTGGGCACCAACACCCCCGCATCGACGCAGCTGGTCGGCACCGAGTATTCGAACTTCTACCAGAGGGTCTCACGCGGCGAGTTCATCGACGATGAAGCCTTTGCTTACATCGCGCGGGTCGACAAGGCAGATCACGAGACCGTCTTCGAAAATGAGGAGTGTTGGGTAAAGGCTCTTCCGGCGCTGGGCATCACGTTCCCCGTTGAGAACATCCGGGGCCAGATCGCGACTGCCCGCGAGCGCCTGTCGACAGCTATGTCGGTCAAGCGCCTCTACTTCGGCATCCCTCTCGGCGTCGTCAATTTCTGGATGGATGAAGAGCCTTGGGCCGCGGTGCAAGGCAAGGTCGACCCCGCCGAGCACAAGGGTGAGAAGTGCTGGCTTTCGCTGGATCTATCTAAGAAGAACGATCTGACCGCCCTGTCGGCGTGCTGGAAGCGAGAAGCAGATGAAGACACCGGAGAGCCTGAACACCTGTTCGTCAAGACCTGGTACTGGACGACGCAGGTAGGGCTTGCCGACCGGGCGCGCCGCGACGTCGCGAAGTATGTTGAATGGGCTGCTGATCCCGATGTGGATTTCACGGCGCTGCCCGGGGCTACGATCGACAAGACGTTCGCCGCGGCTGAAGTTGCCCGGCTGGTTGACGAGCATGAAGTGGAATTTCTAGCTTACGACGTTGCTGGCATGGCCGATTTCATGGCTGCCTGCGAGCAGATCGGGTTGGACGTCTGGTTGTACGAAGGTCCGGATAAGCCGGAAGGTTCCGGGCTCAGGTTGGTTCGACACAATCAGGGTAAGCGCCGCGTCTTCGAGGAGAAGCAGCTGACCATGCCGACCTCGATCGAAAAGCTCGAGGATCACGTCCTGGACGGCTCGGTGACGATTGACGACTCGCCGGTGACTTACATGTGCGCCGCGAACGCGATCATCGAGTCCGATGGCCAAGACAATCGGATGTTTGACAAAGCCAAGTCGCGCGGTCGCATCGACGGGATCGTCACAACCGCAATGGCCGTCGGCGCCGCTTCTAACGATCTCGGCAAGGTAGGCCCCTCGGTTTACGAAACCCGCGGCATCTTGATGGTATGAGGCCGATGGGCATTTTCAATCTATTCAGGCCGGTCGCGGCTCAACCTCCGACGGCTCGCATCGAGCCGTCGATCAATGCCGAGGCATCCACCTATTTGTCGCTCGATGATCCTCGGCTCATCGAGTTCCTCCGTATGGGCAACATGACCGCGACCGGAATCTCGGTCAACGTCGAGCGAGCGTTGCGAAACCCGGCTATGTTCCGGGCGGTCAGCTTGATCAGCTACGCAGTCGGCATGTTGCCGCTTCAGTTGATTGAAGAGGATACGAAAAAGAAGGCCGCGGGGCACAGCCTCTACAAGGTGCTGCACCGCAAGCCGAATGGTTGGCAGTCGGCCTTCGATTTCAAGGTGCTGATGCAGTTGCGGGCGCTGACCAAGGGCGATGCCTACGCGCTCGTGCTGCGCAGCTTCAACCTGAAGTCGGGCAAGCAGACCGTTTCGCAATTGATCCCGCTGGATCCCGACCGCGTCGAGGCGAAACAGCGAGATGACTGGTCTGTCTTCTACCGATACACGCCAAAGGCCGGAGGCTACCGCGACTACGAATCAAAGGATATTTTCCATCTGCGCGGTCTGTCGCTTGACGGGCTGGTCGGCGTCTCGCTGGTCAAGCAAGCTGCGGAAGCAATCGCGCTGGCGTTAGCTGCGGATCTTGCCGCTGGCCGTGTGTTCAAGAACGGCGTGCTAGCCGGCACGGCGCTCGAGCATCCCAACAAGATGTCGGATGCCGCCTTCAGCCGACTGCAACGCAGCCTTGAGGCGAAGGAGGGGGCAGAAAACGCCGGCAAAAATCTGATCCTCGAAGAGGGGATGAAGATGTCCGCGATCGCGCTGTCATCCCGCGACGCTCAGCTCACCGATATCCGCAAGATGCAGGTCGAGGAGGTCGCGCGCTTCACCGGCGTGCCGCGTCCGCTGCTGATGGTTGATGAGACAAGCTGGGGCTCGGGCATTTATGCGCTCGGTCAGTTCTTCGTCCAGTACGCACTCGGCCCGTGGTTTGAGGCCTGGCAGCAAGCCGGCGAGCGCGTGCTGCTAGACGATGCAGATCAAGAAAAGTTCTCGATCAAGTTTAATGCCGGTGCGCTGTTGCGGGGCTCAATCGCGGAGCAGGGCGAGTTCTTCGCTAAGGCGCTGGGCTCAGGCGGCTCTAAGCCGTTCATGACTCAGAACGAGGTCCGCGACCTGCTTGATATGCCGGGATCAAAATCGGACGGGGCAGACGAGCTGGGCCAGGGTCTCATGGGACCCAACGGCGGCCCGCCGATGGATGACGGAAAGAAACCGCCGGCGCCGGCGCCTCCGCGGAAAACCGAGGACGACGAAGATGACGACGAAGACGAATAGCTGGCAGCGTCCGCGCGTGATGGCCAAGGCGCGCCCCGGCGCGATGCCTTTGCCGGTACGGCAGGATGTGCACGCCTTCACCAAGCCCGAAGTGTTCGATCGCTGGGCGACGGACGCTGCCGGCCTGCGCGCTCTGGAGCGCGGCGACAACGTGATCACCATGTTCGACGTCATCGGCGAGGATTTCTGGTCCGGTGGCGGCATCACCGCGAAGTCGGTCGCCGCTGCGCTGCGCGCAATTGGTCCGCGCCCGATCGAAGTCCAGATCAATTCGCCGGGTGGCGACATGTTTGAGGGCATCGCAATCTTCAACGTGCTGCGCGAGCATCCGCAGCCGATCACGGTCAAGGTGATGGGCATGGCGGCATCGGCCGCTTCGATCATCGCGATGGCTGGCGATACGATCGAGATCGGTGCCGCGTCCTTCATTATGGTCCACAATTGCTGGATCATTGCCGTCGGCAATAGGCACGACATGGCCGAGACTTCTGAGTGGCTCGCACCGTTCGATCAGGCGATGGTCGACCTCTACGCCGCTCGGACCGGGCAAGACGCCAAGGCTGTGGCGAAGTGGATGGACGCCGAGACGTACATGTCCGGCTCACAGGCCATCGAGCGTGGCTTTGCCGACGCGTTGCTGTCAGCCGACGCCGTCACCGAAGACGCGGATGCCAAGTCCCGCGACCGTTCGTCCAACGTACTCCGCTCCATGGAGCTGACCTTGGTTTCCGCCGGCATGTCGCGCACCGATGCGCGCGCACGGCTCAACGCAATCAGGAGCACGCCAGGCGCTGCTTCGAAAGAGGGTACGCCAGGCGCTGCTCTCGAACCGTCGAAAGACGGTGCCGCCCAGCCAAACGCTGGCGATGAATGGTCCGGTCTCGCCGGGCTTCTCGCAACGCTTCAACCCTGAGAGGGCAATTTCATGAAGCATCTTTCTCCGGCCGCGCTGTCGGCCTCTACCGCTATCGCTGGCGTCCCCCGCGCCGTTCAGTTCGCTCGGCCGCGCGCCGACGCGACCGATCCCAAGGCCATGCTCGAACAGCTGAAGTCAGCCTTCGAGGACTTCAAGAAGATCCACAGCGAGGAGATCGCCGGGGTCAAGAAGGGCTTCGCCGACGTCGTCACGTCCGAAAAGCTCGACAAGGTCAACACCGCAGTCGGCGATCTTCAGACGTCTTTCCAGAAGGCTATCGAAGATCTGAACGCCAAGATCGCCGCCGGCGCCAACGGCGGCAGTGTTATCGGCGATCTGCCGCCCACGTCGCCGGAATATCTGGCGGCGTTCAAGGCTCACATGCGCGCCGGCACGCTCAACGCCGCGCTCACCAAGAGCTCCGACGCTGAAGGCGGCTATCTTGCCCCGGTCGAGTGGGACAGAACTATCGTCAACAAGCTGAAACAGATCTCCATGATCCGCCAGAATGCTCGGGTGCAGTCGATCTCCGTCGCCGGCTTCCGTAAGTTGTTCAGCGATCGAGCGATCGGTTCCGGTTGGGTCGGTGAAACCGCGTCCCGTCCGGCCACCACCACGCCGGCGCTGGGCTCGCTCGACTTCGCGCCGGGTGAACTCTACGCGAACCCGGCGATTTCAGCGCAGCTCCTGGACGACGCCGCGATCAACCTCGAGGAATGGCTGGCCGCGGAGGTCGACACCGAGTTCGCTCGTCAGGAGGGCATTGCCTTCCTGTCCGGCGACGGCACCAACAAGCCCTATGGCATCCTCACCTACGTCACCGGCGCCGCCAACGCGGCTCGGCATCCGTGGGGCGCCATCGGCACCACCATCTCCGGC